CTTGCATCTCTGACATATTTAAATGCCCTCCTTTATGGGTCAACAAAAACACCTAATTCGGTATGGGGATGCCGAATTAAAGCATGGTAATGCCTATTAAAAATTTCTAATCAAGCTATAGCAATGCTTTGCGAGGTTGCCCTTCTTAATTCTTCAACTCGTATTTATGTATTTCTGATCTTATGGTTTTTGATATTTGTTTTCTGTTTTTAGAGAATGATAAAACATTAATATTTGCAACACCATTAACAAAATTATTATAAAGATTTATTAATTCTTCTTTTTCTCCTGAGAAGTGTACAAAAACTTTAATGCCATAATTTTTATCTTTTGTGATTTCAATTTTATTATATTCATATCCTAATGTAACAAGATAAGATATGAAATTTGTATCACTATATCTAAAGTTTACTTGCATAATTAAATGCCTCCTATAATTTTTTGAAATAGTTTTAAAATTAAATATAAATTTCCACAGAAATTTCAAGGATGTCCTAACATCCGCTACGTTCTTTTGTTTCTTCTTTGATCCAACCACTCCATTAAACAACCACAAATAAATTCACTTTAAACTCAAAAATCCCCTCAAACACGCTTACAACCTCATTTACAGCACAAATAAAGAGAGTGACAAAAATCACTCTCTTTTAACTAAATTATGAAATTTTGCCACTCATACTTAAAAAGTACAACCTAGCAACCATGCACCTTTCAGGGTTTCCATTTAGAACCATTCTAATTAATATTAGCATAAACTTTCAATTTGAACGGGTTATTGAATCATATTTCGTGGGAGTTACATCTTAACCAATGCTTCCCCATAGATAGTTTCCACACTCTTACTAGGATCAACATCTCCACTATCTAACAAAGGTGCAATTTCCATTTTAAATACCACCTTAGAATAGCAATCAGGCTCTAAAAAAACCCACACCTGTCCAGTCATACTATCACTTAAAGCATCCCCAGAAGCAATTATGCTTTTATCTGCATACTTTATGTGTTCATACATAGCACTTACAAATTGAAACTTACCATTAGCAACTGATTTTACAATTATCCCACAATCTTTTTTTTCACCTAATGTAAAAATCATTTCAATCAATCATCCTCCTTGATAATATATTTATTAATCATCTCCACAAAATTATATTTATCAAGCATTTCAGTAATTATATATTTACTACTCCTATGTGTTATTATCAATTGTGAGTGATTTAATATCTTCAATCCAACAGAGGCGTGGATGTTAATTGGTAAATTTGTGGATATTTCAATAAATCCACACTCATTAACCGTTAGATTAATACTTGTTTGTATATTGATAGGTAAACTTGTAGAAATCTCAATAAAACCTTTTTCGTTAACTGTTAAATTAACTGACGTTTGTATACCGATAGGAGCATTCGCAGATAATTCTAATACTGTTACAGCATTAACACTGACTCCAACAATTGTAGATATATCTATAGGTGATATCGCGGAAAGTTGAATAGCTCCTCCTGTATTAATTGCTAAACTGATGGAGACTGGCATATTTAAAACTGAATTTGTACTTATTTGTAACGGAGTTACAATTGCCTCATTAATTATTAAACCAATGCTTACATTTGTGGTAATTGATGCAAATACGTCTATTTCTCTGAGATAACCAACTATATCAAAATTAATTTGCGTAATATCCGTAGGGACTACATGAGCAACTAATTGCACAGTAGATAAGTCCACTACAGTCAGCTTAATTATTTCAAGTTCTACATTGGAGGATGATGTTATATTTGCATGAAAACTATTTGATGGCCCTAGTATGATCGAAAGGTCTACATTAGAGGAAGATATTATGTTTGCATTTATTTCTCCAGACCAACCGAAAGAAACAGACATTGTTGATGTATTGCTAGTTCTTGTAACGGTTCTATTTAATGTGCTGATTATACCTGAGACACTGTATGCGCTTGTTGTATCAGGAATTATTGTCCACTCAGGAGAGATAGTTGCTAGTTGAAAAGCACCAGTATAGGATACAATAACTCTTGTTTGACCTGCCCCTTTGCCGCCTGTGATAGTTATATTGCCGCCATTTAGTCCACCATCATACGTGAACCAGTTGATAGGATCATTTAAGTTGATTGTAGTTGCTGTTCCAACAGTACTTACTGTTCCAGAAGTTAGTACTATGCCATTATCCGGAGTTAAAGTTTGACTCCACGTTGTCACAGGTCTAGTCCAATTCTCGACAATCTCCATAGGAAGTTTTGATACATCTGCCAATCCAAAATAGTCTAGGTTAGGGCCATATCTCGCCCCACCACCATTATAATGAGGAAACCCATACTTTATATCGCATGAAAATAGTAACATTCCAGCAGGGGGATCAGGTGGTAGATCGGGTCTACGCGATCTCACCTTAACACCATAGAAATTACACCAAGTTACATAGTCTTCCCAAGATGCTGTGTAGAAAGCGCTACCACTATCACCATTTTGAAGAACAGGTGCTACATATAAGTCTTGGTTAAAGGTTGCTGGATATTCATATGTGCCTGATCCTTCTCTATCGTGAGGAGGATTAATATAAGGATAGACAAACTCATTCTCGTAACAAGTCATTAGATTCGACTCTACGCAGGGGTTACCACCCCCATAATCAATAGAATAATATTCTCTACTATTCATGTAGTACGTTTGATTGGCAGAAACATCATTAACTATTCCAAAGGTAGTACCTGTTGATCGTCCAGTCTTCATGACAACCATACCTTCGTAAACGACACCCCTATAACAACCCTGTGTTCTGTACTCTCTATTTGGAAAACAATTTCCTAACCCATTTAAAGAGTAGTCATTTGCACCGTCTTGAAACACATCGTTTGACCCAGTACCATGATAGGGAACAGAGTTAATAAACCCCAATGCAGTTTGAATACCATAACTATCTGATACTGCGGATTGCATAATTTGTTCATTCTTTAATGCTACATCAGGGTGGTATGTCATTATCGCAGTATCTTTATCATCTACACCTGTAAAGGGATAGTAGTCGGCAATATTTCCTATTTGATTAACTGTAGGATACCCACCAGTGTCACTACTTGAAGCATTATAGACAGTTTCTCCTTCAATATTAGCTATAACTTGAATTGGCCCTTGTGGAATATCTGGAACATATGCTTCAACTAATGCGATAAACTCAAAAATATCACCTGTGTAGTAAGGTTTAACACCAATAGGATTTACAGGATCATTAGCGTCCCATGTATAATTCCATGACTTGATCTTAGCCTTTACACCATTAAATAAGATGTCACTGGCTCCGCGTCTTTTGCCACCCACTTTAATCGCAAGGGTAACTATATCTCCAACTTTCGCTGAAGTTGGAGATATAGAGTTGATATGGACTGTACCATTCGGATGCCCATAATCAGCACCATAAAGATAGTTAGTCCAGTTAGCCCCTGTTTCGTTGGCAAGATAATATCTTTTCCAACGATGTCTATAATTGTTGGCATCATAGGGAGAGACATTAAGAGTATCATTCAAAAAATAATCTTGAAAGTCTACCCCTGCGAAGGGAACGCCCCCAGTCACTACCGTAAAATCTACAGAGTTGTTAGAGTTTTGGGTTATAAATCCTTGATTATATGAAGTTAGTACATGATGGCATGAAATACCTACTTCTCTTTGTAGTCTATTGCTCCACAGCGTTGCGCCTATAGTCCCACTACCACTATTTAAAGGCGTATCAACGGATCTTCCGCTTATTACAGGTCTATGGTGTTGTATTGCCGTATCAATCCAAGGCAATCCAGAAGGCTGTGGTTCACCCACACCTTGACATTCCACTGGAAACCCGTCTAGTTCAGTAGGTATAAGTAGCAATGTTTCGGGAGTCGCATCATGCACGTATACCGTTATAGTTTGTTCAAAGACTTTAACACCTACAGTATTAACACCTTTGATGGCTAAAATTTCTGAAGAGTATTTATTTTTAACCGCTACAATTCTATCGTGCAGTATTTGGATTTCTTCACTTGTCATTGGTAATCACCTCGCTTCTATTACCACTTCCGCATCACCAACTACCTGTATTATTTTTGATTCAAAGTGATAGCCCATTGCAAGACCTCTAATTGTATATTGACCTTCTGTAATGTCAAAGGATGCTTTACCACCTATAGTATCTTTGGCTTGGTCGCCTATCTGAATAATTCCCCTAACTGGATTATTACCTCTTCTTTTTAACTCAACTGTGATAATCATACTGCCACCACGTTTATATATGGTTGGCTAACTGAAGAATACACACTTCCGTCAGTATCCTTTTTATAGCAAAGCATATGATATATTCCTGCTGTATTTACTGCCACTTCATAATTCCCTGAAACATCTGTAGTTGAAGAGAATACCTTTGATCCATCATCTGACAGAACTCTCACATTGGCATTTATGACTGCAACCCCACCTATAGCAACATGCCCTTTTAGTATAAAATAGCCTGCTACTACAATCCGTATTGAAAGTTGTACTGAGAATTGGGATGCGAGGGATGCTATAAAGGTGAGTATAGGTACTGCTATCAGCAACAATGCAACCTGAGAAGCAGACTGAATGGTGGCACTAAAGACAAGGGGAGTCACAGACCCAACAAATCCCACAGTTATAATTGAACTAGATGATATCGCCATTACAGGAAATGTTAATCTTGGTGGAATAGTAACAAACGCAAGCGAGATGTTAGATGCAGATATTATATTAGCATTACTAATTGTAGGGGTTGTTATACCTGTGGTGATTACTAATTTAGGACACTGATAAATAGTAGTATTAGGGAATTCATCGGCATTGCGTGTGGAAACAGTACTTGATGTTCCTGAAACTGCGTGTGTGCCGATTACAAAACCGTTATTGACTAAAGTTCCTGCAACCATTCTGCCAACAATTTGAGTGACATCAAAATCTTTCCATGCTCCTAAGTTGGGTACTAAGCCATAACCATATTCAGTAGCTTCATTAGTTGGAATCGTTGCACCAGTTATCGTGGTCTTACTCCATGCTGATGTTACCGCTTTTACGCCTACTGACATTGGTGTATCAGCATTGCCTATTGGGTAGAGACTAAGCACCGCTGACACAACATTTCCAGTTACTCCTGTTAGATCAAATTGAATATAAGCTTGATAATGGCTGTCCCAGTATTCATATTGTGGTGGATCTTCAGGGTCTATGCATACACTCTGAGCTAAGTCACCCAATGTAATCTGGTTTGCATGATTAACTGTTGTTGACTGTGTTGTGTCATAAGCATCATAACCTAACACTACAAAAGCCATTTTGCTTGATGCTAAAGTTTGAGGTTGTATCGTAAATACTGCCAAAGCATGTTCACCCCCCTTAAAGGAAAAGGGCAAGATTATCCTGCCCTTAAAAAGTCTAGTTAAGCGATATAGTCAACTGATTAGCAAGTATTTTTACAGGTTGAGTCGCAGTTGGTGCAAGTTCTGATCCAGAAGCAAGAATGAAATAAGCCAAGACTTTCCCCGTACTACCTGACACCGCATCGACAATAGCCATCATTGCAATTTTCTTTGTTATTGGTTGATCTAATGCCCATGCAGTCCAGTTAATATCAACAGAGTTCTTAACGATTGAACCAGTTACGCCATTAAGAGCTGGTGCTGTCCATGCAATCGGTTTTCTCGCATAGGCTGTGTCAGTGACTTCATATGTTACAGCGGTAGCCAATGTCGTTGTATCATCAATCACCCATGCCCCATTCGTTGGAGCTAGTAACATAGCATAAGTAGTACCTGTAGTTGGGAAAAGTGTTGATAAAGCTGTAAATTCTCCTGCATTTGAAATTTGTCCTGCCATTTTAAAACACACTCCTTCAAATTAAATAAACAGCCCTATTTTAAGGCTGTTTTCATTGTTTTTTAAATTGTTTTTAAATATTAACCGAATATAATTTGACCAATTGCAATATTTGCGTATTCCGTAATATCTCCAATTGGCATTGTTCCTGATGTAACTGTAATAGGAAATAATCCCCATACATTATTAGACGCATCAGTAAATTTTAAATGAGTAGGGGAACCCCAACTTGTAGTGGTATCTGCCCATTTTTGTGGAGTAGTGTTGTAGCGTTTTGCATTTCCGTCTGCTACACCAATTGTTATATTCCCTTGTATGTAACCCTGTGCTGTGATAGACGTTAAAACTGTTCCGTTAATATCGCATAAGTCTACTTTTAAAGAACTTGGAATTGCATTGACTTGTTGAGTTTTTGCGTAAATAGTCCAACCTTCAGCCATTATATAAACCTCCTTTTATTATTTATAGTTTAATTCAACAAGAATTTGTTGTTACAAAAGCAACACCACCTTAACGGATAAAATATATTTAATTTCAGAGCGTACTTTTTTCTGGTGGATGATTTTGGAATTTTAGGAATTTAACCCAAAATAAGAGTCATACTTAAAAAGTACAACCCTGTATCCATGCGGGTTTCAGAGGTTTAAAAATGACTAAAATTAGCACGAAATTTATATTTTAAAGGGCATTGTCTTGTAGTTAATAAAATATATTATATGTTTGGCAACGCTTTTAGAGAGTATATAAGTATACTCTCTAAAAGCGATTACGCATTATTAATTTATGTCGTATAATGCGTCAACTACGACACTAACTATTAGAATAAAGCAAGTTACGAGTGACACCGTTTATTTTAACTTGTATTGTGCCGTTGGGCGTTATCGAAACACCTGTAACACCTGTTGACGCTAAAACATTATCATTTAATATTTTTATTGCTGTTGTAGGATTAAAGATAGCATTATAGATACTCAACAAGTACCCCGATATACTACTGTTTACTAGTTCAATACTGGATATATTAGTTATCCCTGTTGCCCAGGTATTGTGTCTAAATATTACATCACCGACACAAGATAATACTGAATTTCTCACTATAATTTGCATAGTTGCTGTACAAGCAGAGAATAAAAGTGGTGCATAGGATGACCCAGTAATTTTAATTATTGATGATTCTATAGTTGTCTTTTCAACACCCGTAGCTACATATAGCCGACTACCACTATTAAACTGTAAATGGGAATCAACAATATTAATTTCACCACAATTTACTGCGGAAATAAAAGGGATAGTCCCTTTCTCAATGGTATTGTTTAGTGAAAGATTTGAAAGAATAACTTTCGCGATTGCGTTAAATGAAAGATTAGCAAAGGTTAGAGATGTCGAATCGTCACATTTACAATTTTTAAAAGTAATTGTATCTATGAAATTCTTCCCATTAAAATATATTGGTGCGTAATCGGTTGTATTTGTACCCTTAAAAGTTATACTGTCAAAAATTAAATCATCGTACTTATTAGTGGTTGCTGATCGTAGGTCTTCAAACCTTACACAATATTTACTATCGGGCAATATTTGTATGTTCTGGAATTTAACTTTTCGCACACAATGTAAAGGGATTGTCCCTAGCCCACTATCATCGCAACCTATCCTAATTCCATTGGCCATTTTAGATTTAATTACACAATTGGATACGAATATGTTTTCGCTCGGTGTATTCATTGCAGCACCTGTAAACGTAAAGGTTCCATTTGCTACCTGCTGAAAAAAAGCTATAGAATCATCGCCACTATAGATAGTAAGATCATCCATGAATAAATTTTTTACATACCCAAAATGAAAACCGTCAAACCATCTACCACATTCAAAATTATTAAGATATATATTACTTATATTAATATTTTCGCCCGATAATGTAATACACCAACCACCATTAACCACAAATGTTGTTGTCTGTATTATATGCACGTTGGACATGGTAAAGTTAAAAAGGTTTAAACCTCTAATAACACCGCCCTCACTAAGCCCATCATCAGAAATATTAACATTAGACAATACAAAATTAGCCATATTATCAAAATTAATAAGGTGATTATAGCAACCTTTTTTCAACGTGCAGCCATTAAAATATAGTCTGCCTGTTATTCCCGTTACATTTAATGTACTTCTGCAAAGATAAGTTTTTGAACTATTAAAATATACAGTTTTCCCCGAATCAAGTGCCTGTTGAATTGAGGTTCTATCATCAGTTATGCCATCTCCGATTGCCCCGTACATTTCAGGCGTGACATATATCGCATAATCAGCCTTATCCGACAGACGCTGTTCTTGAGTCACCCCACTTGTTTGTTGATTCATAGCCTTTTGAGCTAGTGCTCTTGAAATTAAATCCATACTCATATTAACTCCTCCTTAAAATTCTTAGATTCTAACTGCTTATTTAATATTAAATATCTTCATAACTTCAATTTACTACTCTACCAAATGCAGAAATATTTCCACTCACAAAATCAGATACTCTAACTCTAAAATTAGATAAAGCATCTAAAGATATCTGCCACAAACCACCTTTAATTGCCGTACTTGTAACTAAACTCAAATCAGTTAAATTACATCCCATTATAGGATACCAATCTCCATCTGATAGACTTTTCCCCTCAAATGTTACTGTACTAGTTCCTGTACCTTTAATTTCAATATTCATTGTAACCATACCTGAAGATACACCTAAAATATTTCCTTCTCCAATTGCTGTTGCTGAATTTTGAAATACCCAATTTATCATTCCTGAATTGCTTCCCATATTAATTCACCCTTTCTTTTTTGATTATTATATTCTAGTTGAACACAAATTAAGAGAGTGACAAAAAAATCACTCTCTTTTACATATTTACTACTTGTTCCTTTAAAGTACAACCCTGCTCTCATGCGGGTTTCAAGTTTTATAAATCCCTATAAAAATTGACTTTTAAAGGGTTATGTTATTTGATGTGGAAGTCTAGAACGGATATGTGAGATGTTTTTAATAATAAAAAATATAAATCAATACATTTATCTGTATATAAATTAGAAATTCTTTCAAAAATATTAATCATGGTTATTTCCCCTTTAATAATTAAATTTGAGTTGCTTTAGCTAATGCCTCTACAATTGTTTGATTAACAATATTAGTAATTATTGTGTTAGCAGTCGTTTGAGCAAGTAAAGTAATTTGTGCTGTAATTGCATCCGTAACAGTAGATGTTACCACTGGTATGGTGGAAATAGGAGAATTATCAACAATTGGAGTGATTTCAGGAATATGCTCAATACTAGTGATAGCAGGGGTTACAGAGTTTTCGGTTACTTCAGGAATAGTAGGAATTACGTCAATTGATGGCTGTATTGAGTCAGAATTAACAGAGGGTACATTTGTATCAGCTACTTCATTCAAACCCTTTTTAAGTTCGTTGTAAGCAGGTTCTAATAAATTTTTCCATTGTTCGTCGGAGAGTTTTACACCATATTTCGATGCCAAAGATTTTGCAGACGCTAGTGCAGAATTAAATTTTGCTTCATTATTTAAATTTAAATCTTTTGAAACCTGTTGAGCAAAAACAACGCCATTTGAAGCGATGACTTTAGCAGTATTTAATTGTTGAGCTGAAAGATGTTGACGAATAAAAACTACAGCGTAACCTACGAGCAAAGGGGTTGCCGTTGTGATAATAGTGAGTAATAAATTATATAAGACTGTTTGAAAATCCATGTAAATCCATCTCCTAGTTATTTATTTATTTGTCATTATTATTTTTAATTCTTCGAGGATTAATCTTAGGTCATTTCTATGGATGTCCGCATTTGTTCTTTGTATTTTTGCTAATTCTTGTTCACTTCGTATCAAACTCATTTCTAACATTACAGTATCATGTGTTTCAATATCTCTCTTTTCTGCTTCTCTACCTAAAACATTTTGACCTACCATAATTAAACTTAATGCAACCAATTGAATAATACCACCTGAAACATAAAAAACTATGTTTTGAGCTTGTGGGAATAATAGAGGAACTAGACTCCAAATTAAAAAGATATATGCACACCACATATTTGCCATACCTTTTGTGATTTTTACTGCAAGCCAATCATTTAATTTGTTCATTTGAAACTTCCTTATCAATAAATTCCTTAATTTTTTCTTCCACGAACTCGATTGTCTCTCCCTCTTGTGGAATAGGATCTAATCCATCTTTTGCTAGTTTCTGCATAATCCAGTAGGGAAATGGAAGCCCATGAATTGAACTTGAAGTTCCACCATCTGTACTATCTGTGCCAGTATGATGCTCTTGACAAACTGCCATAAGGCATCGACAATCTTCGACAGATGTAAGAGGTTTGTTCTTTAATAATTTTCCATATCCATATATATCAAACGTCTCGACAAACTCTTTTACTTTATCTAAGTCTGCTAATTCTTGCTCTGAATATTCCACTGCGAAGTGATGTATTTGGATATTGTCAGTTTTCTCACAGATAAAACATTTGTAATGTCCATCTTCTTTAAGTCTTTCTTTAGACTTGCGAAATTCTGCACTTTCTACTCTGTCTGGATGAGAGGGAGTAACCATAACTGCTTTTACATTTAATGTTTCTAAATGCTCTTGAACAATTTTATCTGTCACTTGATTATCCTTTCTAATTATATTTTATATGATCTTATAGTGTAATAGTTAAACCAAACTTTGCAGCTAAAAATCCTGCTAAACAGGCTCCAATAATTCCAAGAACTTTAATTACAATTGATGTCTTGTTGTTATTATTATTTTTAGTTATATCTGCATTTTGATTGTTAGTGTTGATAACTAATGTACTCAGTGTTCCAGCCATAGATGATGTTGTTTGTAAATAATTAGTTCTAAATTCTGTAACTATTTCCTTAACATCACTCATTTGCGTTCTAATGCTACTCAGTTGCTCTTTTACAATGGCATTATCAATTAAAATACCCTGAATTTTTTCCGAATGTTCCTCTAAAATCTTAGAATGACCATCAAGTACAGACTGAACCTGTTTTTCGTCTAACATTATCAACATTCCACCTTCCATAGACATAAACTTGACATCCCCTTTCAATGTGATATAATAAATACAACTAAGCAAATCTTGTCAGAAAGGTATGCTTAGAAGTGGGCTTGCAGGGTAAACAAGTCCACTTATTTCTTTTATATTTTATTAGAATTTACTAAATCCTCCATTATAAACAACATATCCACTCTTACCATTGATATGTCCTGCAATATTATAGACAACATGCAATTTACCATTCTTACGATACAATGGGGTAGCAGATTCTCTAGCATCTAAAGACCCTAATTTCCCACCATTCTCATCTAACACTTGCTCTGTAGTCGAACCATTATGCCATAAACCTTGATTATAATATTGAATATTAGCAACCGTATTAGAAATATATCCGCTTTTAACTCCACTTGCTGTAGGATATTCAACCAAAACTAATTGCCTTGAGCCACTAACATCAAGCACTGTGATATTGTCATTATTACTCACATAATGCCCTGCTAAAACAGTACCATTAATATCCCTCACATATAAATCAGTATTTATCACTTTTGCATTATTAGAATAAGAAAAATTCAAAGATGATTGAATAGGAGTTGGATCTGAGGGGAGAGAGCGTGATGGGGTAGAACTTCCACTTAACCTTGCTTTAAATTCATACCATAAAGACCAATTATTTGCTGAGAATGAACCGGGACAATTTTTTCTACTACAGTCATAATGTCTTTGTACATTATCAATAGATATCCCCAATTCATTCATTAGATATTTAACCAAATCTAAGGTATTTTGAATAGTCTGTGCGGATGGCATACCATTACTTTCCAAGCACATTTCAATTGATAATGAATTACCATTTGTTTTCCCATATATACCATTACCATCACCTATTGCCCACGAATATCTTGTATGGTAGTCTATTGTTTGAATTATATTTGTTGAGTCCACGAAGAAATCTGCACTTGCATTTCTGTTGCCACCTGCAAAGTAATCTCTATTATTTTTTGCAGTTGAAGACACAGAACCGACATCGTGGATTATGATAAATTTTGGACTTTCACTTCTTGCTGTAGAATTATAATTAATTAATAGTTTTTGAATTGGTAACATTATTTTTCACCTCTATATTAAATTTAAACGAATACTTCATCTGCAAAACCAACATAAGCATCTGAACAATATTGAACGTAATCAAATGGCATCCAAAAACATCCTTCAAAACCTTGATCTTTAATACCCCAATTTTTACTCCATGAATTTCTTACAAGAATCATTTTTGCATTATTGTCTAGTCCACAAAATACAACTGCATGACCTCCCATTTCTTGGGAATTAGAATTGGGCATAGTCAAGATTCCAGTATTTGCAACTTCTTCAGATTCAAGTTCACCAAATATGGTGATTCCTGCATATATCGGATGATTATTATTCAGTGCATCAATAATATCAGATAATACATTGTCTGAATTAATTTTTTGTACTTGTTTAGGATTAAGTTTTAATAAAACATCCCAATCTTTACTAGGAGGTTCAATTTCAAAAGTCTCAGATGTATATGGGTCACTTTGAGAAGGCAGAACTCCAAATTGTTCTCCTACATATAAAGCATCTTCTAATGAAGCACCAGAATCTTCACTGATTGCTATGTTTTCCATCTTTCTTTCTTCATAATATTGTGCTTGTTCTGATGGATCAATCCAATTTCCTACTAACCCTGCTTGTGCTAATAATGCTCTACGAAATTCAAGATAAGAAAATGCACTACAACTTCCTTCACTACCTTGATCTAAAACATCTCCAAGTAAATTATTCATATTAATTATATTTGTTGTTATTTGTTTGCCACTGTTTTGATAAATCTGATGAGTGGAAGGAGAAATAGATTTATATATTTGATACTTCGTAAAATCAACTCCTCAAATTGATATAATAAAAGAGAAGTGTAAAAATACACCTCTCTTTTCAATACATTTTCCAGACCTTAAAAGCAATTAAAAACGTAATTTCGTGAGGGATTGAATTAAAACGCAATTACTACAGCATTAACTTGATCACTTGTAGTACACAAATTTATTTGATTGATGTAACCATGCTCTTTAGCATTTTGATTTTGGGCAAAATTTGCTATGTCAGCAACTAGCTGATTATATTGTGCTAGAGTATGACTGATAATTTTACTATCTTTTGCAGGAATATTTAATGGGAATACCGCTATATTACTTAATACTAAAATCGCTAATTGCATAAACTTCATTTGATCTGTCAAACCATAACCAAAGACGTTTCCTGTTGCAGTAGATGTGAATCCTGCTTCAAGTTTTTGATTATATAAGTCTGTAATTTGAGATATTTTATCTTGTTGAACTTGTCGCAAGTCAGTTCCTTCAATTCTCAAGTCTGAGAATATTAAAAAATTCCCCTCAGTAATATTTTGTTCTTCCGTGAGTGTCTTATCCATATTTGCATTAAGAATAATTTGTCTATTTACTTGGTCTGTATATTGAATTTTAGTAATCATAGGAATTAGTCACCTTTCGTATGTTATTTATGCTACATAACCCTAGCATGAAAATCCTATAAACTGTGATTTGATTTGGAAAACGATATTTAGATCAACTCGCATTATTACATATTTTCTGCGTCTTTAGTAAATTCGTCATCCTTAATTTACTTTCTTATGCAATAGTGGTAGGGTTTGCAATACCAATTGAGCACCCTGTAAAATTAGATGAACTATTTCCGCTGTAATAGGCTTTAAATGTGAAAACGTCCCCATAGGAACATGCTAAATCTTGTGTAAATACTACAGTTCCAGCATTACCAACAACCGACTCTAAAATACCAATTGCAACACCGTTTTTATAAACTTGGCAATATCCAATAGTAGCTACATTAAAAGCATACAAAGACATTCCTAGTCTAACAGTACCAGAAAAGTTTACAGTGTAAGTCCTGCCGTATAGTGTTGCGGAAGAAGTCAAGGGAACTCCGTATCCTGTGTTATCTAACACTAACGCTCCTGCGGAAAGCACTAATGGTCTAGCAGTACCCGTAATTCCGCCAACCGTTGCAGTATTTACAATATTTGAAGCAATTAAATTAGTTATATTTGCGGTAACAGTTCCGCTAGGACTATAACCAACAGGAACATTAACTGTCCCACCTTGAGTAGTTATAGTAGCAGTTGGAGAACCATTATTCGCCATAGTCCCAACCAATCCAGTGTCATTCTCATTACTAAACGGCACACCTGCTAGTACTTGTGCCTGAGTAGCAGTTCCTTCAGCACTAGCTTTGATAAAAAAACATGAACCAGTTGTACTATACCAAATTGTATATGCTTTTCCTGAAATTAGTGTAGGGGCAGTTGTTGTATTTGGTTTATATAATGGCTTAGTATTTATCGTCGTTGCAGAAGCATTATTATTTGCAGAAGCAATAAATGTTTTGGGATATAAGTTTGTTAATGTTACACTTGTGAGAGTAATTGCAGTTGCTGTTCCTGTTGCGAGTTGATATGTCGAGTCTGATAAATGTGCGGATAAATTAGTAGTGTTAGTAGTAATATTAGAAGTGTTAGTTACAATGTTTGTGGTATTGGTATTAACGTTACCTGCAATTTCTTGCAATGCACCTTCAACGGTTGTAGCAGATATTATATTTCCTGCATCCGCAATAGTAATATTACTAGCTGTATTCCCAAAAACAACCCATACAGTACCATTCCAATATTTCATAATATTTTGAGACGTAGAAGAATCGACCCATACTAAATTTGTATATGGAGAAGTTGGAACCGTTGTTTGTATTACAATTCCTGCATTAGACAAGAATAAAGTCCAATAACTAGCATTAGTAGGTGTGACCCCTGTGCATGAATTAATACAATAGTAAATATTATTGCTATAATTTACAGCATTTCCTATGTAATAAGCAGTTCCTATACTATAATTACCAACATATGAAAGTCCCAATCCATTTGCTCCGGTTAATCCAGTTGCACCTTGAACAGCCATTAATTGCCACCATAAATCTGTTGTGCCTGTTGGAGTATGGTTTAAATTGCTATCTTGTAAAGACATATAAGTTTGATTCCCAAAAGATACTGTATTCCATTGCTGGTATGTTGTAATTGTACTGAAACTTCCTTTACTACTAAACTTTTGTAAAGTTGCATTGAACTGATTTTGTTTAGTATCTATAAACCCAACCACTTCATTAGTTATGAAATTTTCCATTCCTAAAATACAATCCACAAACTTATTCCAAGTTTCTACATCCGATAAATATGGTGCTAATTGAGTTTGTAACCCTGTTAAAATGATTTGGTCTGATGATGACAAATTTGGTTTAACTATTAAATCTTGATATTGTTGAGCAGAAGCAAGGAGAGACGCTGGAAGCGTATATTTATAAGGAATTTGGTCTATTGTGTCAGGAAATGTACTTCTATTATAAGCCAATTAAATAACCTCCATTTCTAAACTTTAATAAAATATTTCTACTATTAATAAAAAATTTGTACCATTTCTATTTGCATTTCTTGATCTATCTTTAATGGTGTAGATATTTTAGTTATTCTATAATCTCCTACTATGTTTTTTTCAGGTAAATTCATATGTATTTTTTTATTGATATCTAGAAAGTAGAGGGGAATTACACTGATTGTTATTGTTTGACCAAAAGTATTGTTGAGAAATAAACTATATTGACAATTTAACAAAGCCTGTTCATTAGTGTAGATATTTGTATCTGAAATTACATCTTTTTTTTCTCCAATATTTGTAACATTGTAAGTTGGATTAACATTAAAATCTAATACTGTCCATACTGATGTTAATGTATTCCAAACATAGGATAAGTTTTCATTTATTATATAGCAGATATCACCATCTATTTTTGTCGAGATGGATACCATTTCTACATATGTAGTTGTTGAGAAGGTATTGCGATAGACTCCATATATTTGTTCTCCAGAATCTAAAATTCTCCCCCACCGATACATGCAATTTTTGACTAGGGAGAAATCCATTTTGTTTTCATAAGAGGATGATATATTTATGCCTGTAAAGTCAAATGCAATTGCGTCTGAAATTAATGTAGGAATTTTCTGCAATGTAAAATAACCATCTTCAGAATAAAAAAATTCTGTACCCATATATAAATCATTCAACTGTTTTATTAAAGCATATATATTTGAGTTTGGAGTTTGTGTAAGGTCGTAAGGAATGAGAGCATCTTGATTATCGTTTATTTTTATAGAATTAATATTAAATCTCCCAATTAGGTTTGATGTTAAAGTGGCTATGATCGCAGTCGTGATATTCGTGGACTGGGCGAGTAGCCTTGTTTCATTGGTAAGATTTCCCCCTAAATCTCCGTTGAGGTTACTCATAAGATCAACTAAGGTAAAAGAAGCTATTTTTGAACCATCATTTGCATATGAAAAAGTACAATCTTTTACCAAGAAAATTCCTTGATTATAAGGAGTTAAATCGCCCATATATTCTAATTTTATTGTAATTTTTACCATGTTATTGAACCAAATATTGCTCCCCTTGACAGGAAATAATGAATTATTTTCTGCAATCATTGTTAAAGATCCAGTTCTCCTATTTGCTGTATTAATAGCAAATGAAATTGAGCCATCTGTTGATTTTCCAGAAAGAGAATTTATAATTGCAAAGGAGCTGTTAAGCAAGTCTACTTGGATATGTAGAATGCGAATTGGTTGTAAACAAGCATTAATTTGATCCTGTGTAATAATCATTTATCTATATTCACCACCTCACTAATTTTATTTATTTATAATTGAAGCAATTTTATCATCTATTAATTTTTTATATGTTTCTTCTGAATCATCCGATGTAAAAGGAATTTCAAGAAAATAATATCCTTGTGATTTAGCAAATATACGCTTATATCTATCGTATAATTTTTGCTTATGCAAATATTCTTCAGGGGTTAAATTACCTATCCATGAACTATTTTTATATTGCAAATCATAATGCTGTTTCCCGTGACACTCTATCAAAAGTTTTTTATCACCAATTGTTATTTCATTATCAAACCTTAGTTTTTTATTAGTCCTTGAATTGACAATTGTTAAAGAGCATTCCCCTTCGTGTAACACTTTATAATTTAATTCATCTTCTAGATAATTGGATATTTTATCTTGTAATAAACTACCTAATTTACATCCACATGACATTGTTCCATTGTGAGTTATAGCGTGTAATAATACTGTTTTTTCGTTTCCACAGTCGCATTTTACCCTTACATGAATTTGAGTATTTCTATCATATACCTTATCAATAATCCCAGTTATAGTTAACATGTTATATTTTTTGCCAAGTAAGTAGTTGTAATCTTCCAATGATTTAGTTCTGTTTTTCCCTAATTTTCTAGCAAGCTCTCTAGCACTTGCAATCTGAATACAACCACAAGAAATAGAACCACCACTTTTTAATACTTTATAATTTTTATTCTTTACGTCTTTATTCCCACAATCACATTCACATTTAACTATCAACCCTAATTTACTTTTTGATATTAATTCAGTTATAACTAATTTTCCAAATCTTTCACCAATTACATGTTTATATTTTTCCAATGGTTTAACCCTATATTTACTAGATTCTAAACTTTTTTCTTTTTGTAAACAACCGCAAGATTGCGTTCCCCCATCTTTTAGATTATATGAAGATTTACTTACTAATTCCTTATTTCCACAACTACACTTACAAAACCAATAAATTTTACTCTTCCCAGTTTTATTTTTATATTCTTTATTTCTATCCGTATCTAATTGAACAATTGTTAACCTTCCAAATATTTTCCCAGTTAAATCTTTTATTCTATATCCCATAATCACATTCTCCTTTTCTGTTAAAAAGTTTTATAAATGGCAAAAGAGACTCATGTAACAGCATGAGTCTCAATGTTTTACATCTAATTGGTTTCGAACCCAATTAAACAACCATATTTAATTTTATTATTATCTATAAACCAAATTTTTTGAGTGAATCAGAATCAGTGGAACCACATTCCACAAACCCAAAATCGACAGAAGCTATAGGAATTCCAGCATCTTTGAAACTAACAGTAGGATTATCAACAATGCTACATAGAAGAAATTCTCCCTGCTGAGTTCTTAAAAGTTTAGCCTGTTTATTTTTAATAAATGCTAATAATTGTTTTCTCAAAACAACTTCTTGATTAATATCAACTACTCCACCAGAATCAAATGTGGAAGTTGAGATAAGCCTACAAGTGATTTTTCCTGAAACGTAGTCCAGATCACCATATTGAATTATGGGATATTTACTATCTAAAGGGGTGAATGTATGAACGGAAATATTATTAGTCATACTTCCAGTTTCCATATCATAAATTAACTTATAATTATTATTTTTGTCTGTTAAAAATGTACCATCAAAGTCTACTTTTACGATAGAGTTTGAAGGAGAAGTTATGCCCTGTATATCATTGACAAATGGAATTAATACATATTCATAACTAGCACCCGTTTGAACATACCTATCTTCATACTCAAATAAAATATCACTTCCAGCGACATATGGAATGGTAGCAACGGTATTCCACTCAAGTCCATTTGTATTTCTATTTTTAATTACTACAGAAGTAACTGTTTCTCCATTTCCTGTTACACTTCCACCCTCAAGTGTATTTTGAAAATTACAATTCAAAACATCTAAACTAGACCATGAGGTAGGTTGAGTTGTAGAGTTTGTCATATTTGTATCTTCAGTTATATATACATCATCAGCAATCATATTCTCCATTTTTACACTTGTGTAATTAATCATAGGGACAACTGTAGAAAATATTGCCCCTGCATTATATCCGTACACATCAAAACCAATTAAAATCTTAATCACTTCCTTTAGGTTAAAGTTAAACTCAAATCCATCAAACCCCCTACTGACTTTACATATACTAAAAATGGAATATTATTTCCTATAACTAGAGCATTAGAAGCAAAATGTGCTAAAACGGATGATGTATTACTAAATCTCATTGCATGTAACTGATTGCCAAAAATCTGAAATTCAATCTTCCCATAAGTTGAATTCAAAGTTAAAAGTATAACATCATTGGGGAGATTTTTGCACCATAATTTCAGACAGAAATTGTCTTGCGGTAAACTAAAGCCAGTATCAAAAGTTACTTGACTATTTGATAAATCAATCCAAGTTGAATTTGTATAGGTTGGAGTTCCAGAAGTCATTGTTCCAATTAATTGAACAATATTAGATTGGATAAGTACCGAGCCTGTTTCTTTAACATTTTGAGTTATTAAAGTTGCATTCAATAAAGGCACAATGAAATTCGGTGTAAATTGAATATATCCAGAGTCACTAGACTGACCATTTATTGAAATTGAAAGTATCTGGACATAATAAACTACATTATTTTCAAGATTTTCTATCAGTTGTGTTAGTGGTTGAGAACCATCTGCATATTGAACAGGATAAGATTGAATTAAAATCTTATTACTGTCAAAAATAAAGTACTCGTACTGCTGAAGTAATTCTGACTGATTTTGAGAATAAGTTGCTGAAAATGTAACATTTTGATTGTAAACTTTTCCTGAAACTATATTTGTAAAAGTTATTATAGCGGGAGATAAACATTTAAAAACTATAGAACTAGAAGCATTTGATGTTTGATTAAGAGCATTTTTTGTTTGGATTGTACATTTATATGTCGTACCATTTACTAAAGAATTTGCAGGTATTATATGGCTTAAAATTAATGAGGAGATTGTATTTGTAAAAACAACTGCGTTATTTGAGTTATTGTAGACAGTCAAAATATTTCCTGTACATTGGTCACCTGATAAAACCTGAAAATTTATAGTATGTGATTGAGTAGAATCAAAGGGGGATATAGCTAAGATTTGGGGAATTGTTAAAGACATAAATTAACCTCCCTTCTTTATTTGTATTATAATTAATTTCTAATAATGTATATGTTATAATCACACCAACCCAATTCCACACCTCGTTTTAAATATATTATAATTGTACTTCTATCCATTTTTAATTCTTTAGATATTCCTAAAGTGCTTTTGATTCCACTATTCCATAAGTCGCATGCGACCTTTACCATACTGTTACATCCATACTCATGACACTTGATCCAATCTATGTCTGGTTCTTTGAAGTTTAATAGTCTTGGTAAATCGGACTTCATGATATTATCTTTTATTAAATTTATTTCTGATTTTCTGCAATCAACAACTATGTAATTATTTATATTATTTCTTATAGCTAACGATTCTTTATTATTATCATTTTCTTGTATTTCTTCTAATGATTGCCAACTGCAATTAGATTCTTTATAGTGTTGTATACCGTGAGTTTCTATAATAATATTATATCTATTTATATAAAAATCGTATTTGTATTTATCACACCATTCAAAAGTTGTTTTTGACAATTCGGTTTGGAACTTCACAGTTAATTGTTCTAACATATTAAACATAAACTTCTCTGGGTATGGTTTTCCATCAGAACAACGAGGGCAAGCAAAACCTTGATATATTAATTTATTAAAACTAAGTTCTTTGTCATACCCACACTTAGGACATTTCATAGCAATATTTATATGAGAACCCATAGAATATTTATAAGCGTCTTCTTTATTAATGAGATATTTAACCAAGTGGGGATGGGTGATAGATATAGAGTTACATTGATTACACGTCATCATTTCTTTAGATATTTTACTTGTAAAATTAGTAATGTACTTTTGTTCTGATTGGTGTTCTGAATTGTCTAAGCATTTGAACCAATATCCTTTGCCATTTAATCCAGCAGAACTAAAAGAAACATCTTGTGGGGTTAATTTATTATTATCTTTACCAATATTTAATTCATTGTCCCAACGAGAAATGATTATATCTGCTTCTTCTTTTGGTAAATTTATATAGCACCACTGATAAAATGACGTACTATTTTTTAACCTAGTTCTTCTAGCTTTTTCTTCACCAAATATACTCGTCCCACATGCTCTACAGTAATATTTTTTATCACTATGTACATATTTTATGTAATTGCTCCATTTCATTCCTTTTAAAATTTCTCCACAACCGTCACATTGAACATCTACTAATACATATGCACCATCAAGCAAATCTTCTGTTTTAACTATAATCTTTGTTCCTTGTTTAACCATAATTTTTTTATGATGGTTGTTAAAATGTCTTGGTATTTCATATCCTAAATTTTCAAGATGCTTTATATTGCTTCCACCTAATTTAATTTCAACCTCTTTAGTTAATAACATTTATATTATTCTCCTTTCGATATTAAAAGAGACAATGGGAAAAACACCTGATATCGGCAGGTGTCTTTAATTACTCTATATACAGTTGCAATCCACATATAGAAACCATATTATTACTTGAAAACATTTAATTTATTTTATTTACAAGACCACAGTGTCAATGAATACAGAAGATAGATTTCCATTCGGAATTATTAAATAAACTACATCTCCATATACATATGAACTTCCAATTCTTCCTTTAATGTTAATTAATGTTTGACCATTATAAGTTAAATTATAAGTTCCATCGCCATTAGCAGAAGTTATCTTAGCCATTGGACGAGGGGTAAGTTGTAAATCTTTTATATATTTTTTAACCATTATCTCAATAGCATCTGTTATCTTTTTTTCAATGTCATACATGTAATCACCTCATCAATACTAAGAAAAAGGACAGAGATATTTCACTCTGTCCATATTGAATATTAAGTTGTACGTTGTAATACATAACTAGGCAAATTATCTAAAGCTGATTTAATTCCTGTCGCGTCTAAAATATTTGGAAATGAAATATTATCAATGTGATAAGTTTGAGAAGTTGAACTAGGTTGAGCAGATTTAATAAAACTTGAAATATCAGGTAGACTAGGTAAGTTAATATTTGTTAATGGATTTTTAATACCACTCATGATTTTATCCATTATAGTAGTAATTGAAGGTAGATTTTTAACTAAAGTATTAAATGATGATGTTTGTTCAGATGATAATACTCTTTCTGGTGCACCTGCTTTACCATGCAAAATTGCAAGTTCTGTTGCAGAAGTTTCTCCCCCCGTAGAATAGCCTTTAGAAGTTCCTGCACCTACTGCTACTCCACTAGAATTATACTCAGTCCATCCACTAGGACCATTATCATATACTCTCGTATTCCCATTGGATAGGTTTTGACTAGAAGAGGATGTTGCAGGTACAGCAAGAGGAGTAGTAAGTTTTGACATTGCAATTGCATTAGCTGTCGCTTGTAATATAGCCATTTGACTAACATAATTTTGATATGCACTTAGCATTACTGATATATTACCAGTGACATTACTAGAAATATTTGACCATATAGAAGCATTTGAACCTTGCATACTACTCAGAAATCCACCATTAGCATTTAACATTGCATTATTAAAAGCAGATGTATCTGCATACTCACCATTTAAAGCATTTTGCACAACAGTTTTAATATTACCAAGATAAGTTGATTTTTGATTCAAGAGTAATTGATCTTCTTTATTTTGATTATCAAGTTTAGTTTTTGCTAAATCTTGTTGTTCTTGATAAAGAGTACCTTGGGTTGCTAATACTTTAGTTTGATCTGCAACATAAGTATAATCAAATGTTCCATCAGATTTTTTAGTCAATTGCTGAATGGTTTTATTATTTTGCTCATTTGCTAATTCTGCTTGAGTTTTTTGGATTTGTAATTGTTTTTCCATTAAATCTAAATCAGAACGTTTTATATCAGCAGTTGAATTTAATATTGCTAATTGATCTTGACTAAATTGAAGAATGTTTTTCTGTGAGTCAATCACACCTAGATTTAGAGAAGCGTTATCCTGTTGTAATTGATTTTGAATTCTCAGGATTGATGCTGCTTTTTCTTCACCTGAGATATAATTTGATTGGTAATCCATTTTATTTTGAAGGACTTGTTTTGCCTGAGTTTCAGTTTGACCTCCAAAAATAGATAATTCTGCTGTATGAAGTTGAGAATTAGTTTGATTATCAAGTTGAGATTTATAGGTAGCAGAGAGGGTAGTCATTGCTGATTGTAGAGTGGATTGGAACGCAGACGCTTTATCATTTAGAACTTGCCACGATGCTGAAGTTTTATCAGTGGCATCTCTTAAAGCAATTGTAGCATCTATAGATTGTTGAATTTGAGTTAGATTAGTGTTTTGAGCTGAGATTTGAGATTGAAGAATGACATTTATCATATCATAATTTTTAGGTTGAACTGCTTCTTGAATTTGAAGTTGGAGAGAGAGTGATGTTTCCAATTCAGAGTTTTGTTTTTGCTGAATTTGATATTGATTATCAAGTTGTGATGTAGATGAATCAGACATTGCTTTTTTATTTGAAGCTGAATCAAGACTTAATTTAGACATTTGATCAATTAAAATATTTGTCGCTTCTGCGGTTAATTTAGTATTTGTTAATTGATCTTTAACTTTAGCAATTTCTTCATCAATTGCATCTTGTTTATTTTTTAGTGATAGGGTTTGATTTTTCTGCTCTTGGGTGTACTCTTTCGAAGAGATATTATAGAGATCCATTGTCGATTTTGACTGAGAAAGATGGGTGTCTACTGAAGAAATTGTGTTATTGTATTGATCAATTTCTAATTGGGTTAGGGATGTTTTTAGTGTTTCAATTGAAAGATTTAGAGTATCAACAGCATTACTATTGCTTAAATATGCCTTTTGAAGTTTAGAAAGTTCGTCAAAAGTGTTTTTCATATTTGCTTGTAGATCTGACGATGTATCATTATATCTTTGCTGAAATAAAAGAGTTGCCTCTCCTGCTGAATCAAACCATGATGCGGTATCTGCAAAACCAGATGCAGTTGATAACTTTGCAAACTCAGCCTGAATTTTTGAGGTTGAAGTTCCTAATTGAGATACCTGTGTTGTTTGATTTTCCAAGAGAGAGTTGCTTATATTGAGTTCTGATGTGTAGTCTTTAGCGGATTTTACAGACGCAAGTTGTTTGTTAAGGAGTTTTTCTTCTTGAGCTGTAATGTTTACTTGAGTTTGGAATGAGCGAATCAAGGAATCCTCGATAGAGATTTGATCTTTGGGGTTAGGTGACACATAGTTTGGGGATGATTGTGAATCTGCACCAATCCTGTGAGAGTCGTATGTCGCCATGACCTTCTTTACGTAGTCCTGCGTTTCAGCATATGGAGGAGTGCCATTATATTTCTGGACTGCACCAGGGCCAGCATTATAGGCTGCAACAGCTTTTGGGATATTGCCCTTGAACTCATCCATTAATTGTTTTATATATTTAGTGCCACCTTCGATATTTTGAGTCGTATCGTAAGGATTCACACCTAATGATTTGGCTGTAGAGGGCATTAATTGCATAAGCCCAATTGCACCTGAAGGGGATAATGCTTTAGGATTATAACTCGATTCTTGTTTCATTATTGCGTCAACTAGTGTAGCAGGGACGTTGAATTTGGTTGCTGCATCTTCAATTTGTTGGACGAATGCAGAACTATTTAATGTACCTGTCTCAGTTTGACGGGCTGCTAATTTTTCTGCTGCTGTTTCTGCTGGAGTTTTTTTAGGAGGACCATCAGGGGGATTGAAACTACTACTGGTAGGTGCTTTTGATAAGTCGGCAAAACTTAAACTACCTAATGTATCATAAGCACCTATTGTCAACTTTGCCATGTTGAGTTTTTTATTTGCTTCTGCTAACATAGCTGTAGCATTTGCAGTTGCGTTATCGTTTAGAATTCCAGCATGCATTTTTTCATCATAAGTAAGCGTACTGTTGCTCGCCAATTGTGCATTAGCTGCTTCTATTGCCTTCATCTCTGCACCGATTGCTTCTATCCTTGTAGTTGTATCATTAATAATACTTTGAGTCGCAATTTTACTAGATTCAACTTTTGTCTTCATTTCATTGAACTCAATAAGTGCCAGTGCTTCTTGTGCAGTTTGGTTGGACTGTAGCATAGTAATGTTAATGCCAATTGCGTCTGTTTTATCATTTAATACTTTTGTATATTCAGGATACTTGTCAATCATTTTTTGGTTTAAGGCTGACTCTTCTTTAGTTAACTCTGTTCCTTTAGAAAGTTTATCATAGACCTTTTGGTAACTATCAATTAATTGTTTATTTGCTGAGTTTTCCCTTATTTTTAAAGCAATCTTTTGATTGCCTGCTTCAACTGATTGATAATCTAAAGCCGTAGAAATCTTTTTTTGCTCATCAAATAACTTTTGGTCTTCTGTTGCTGGTTTTATAGACCCTTCTAATTCTGCAAGTTTCTTTTTCTTTTCTTCTAACTGAGCTAACTCAACTTCCCCACCTATATCACCAGTAACGTTTTTACTATTTTTAGACTGTAAACCATCTATTTCTGTTTTTAATTGTTGAATCTGTTTTACAGTATCATCATATTTTACAGCGTCTTTAATATGGGCTAGTGCAGTAGCCACATCTTCTAATTTTTTAGGATCTAAAGTATCTTGAAATTGTTGTATCGCAGAATTAAAATCTATTTGTGATTTTGTTGTTATATCTAATTGTTCTTTAATTTTTGCTTGTTGATTTGCATACCCAACAAGCGCTGTTGTCACTGCAACTACTGCTGCAACTGCTAAAAGAATTGGGTTCGCCATTAGAAAATCTAAAGCAGCACCTAGTCCGTATGTGGCTGTCTCTGCAACTCCAAATGATATGGCATATTCCTGTATGGCAATAATAGTACCCATAATTGCTTGACCTTTTAATATTCCTAAAGTTGCAATTACCAAATACAAGGCAGAGTTCAAACCTCCAAATACTGATATGGTATTTCCAATTGATGTAATAAATCCAGTAAATCCAGATATTGTACTATTTATGGCACTAGACGATAATAGATTCAACCAAATCTTTTGAATGGCATTTGTAAGGTCATTCAATCTTGCTTCTGTACTCTTACTTTTTTCAGCATATCTGGTCATTGCTGATCCTGAAGAGTCCAATTCAGCAGATTGTAGCTTTAATGCTGTGTCCATGTTATTCATGAGAATCAAAAAGTTTTCTCTTTGTCTCGTGCCAGCAAGAGCCTTTGCTGTTGCAGACTGCTCTACTTCAGAAAGAGTATTCCATTTACTACTTAATTCATTAATTACTACAGAGAAATCTTTAAATTCTCCAGATGTTGATCTAATTGAAATATTTGCATATTTTTGAAAGTCTCTTTCTACATTTGATATGTCTTGATTTTCAGCATCAAAGTTTTTGCCACCTTTTACGTCTTGGAATCTGGCGAACATTGTTTTAAAACTTTCACCAATGCTTGACGCACTCTTTCTACTAACACTCGAAACTGTACCTATGTATGACACTAAATCACTAAAACTAGTTCCTGCCATCTGTGCGGAAACCGATGTACGTTCTAACGCATCTCCAAGTTCTTTTGTTGAAGTAGCAGACATATTATCGACTGTAGTTAATTTATCTACTACATCCATTGCATCAGTAGCATCCATCTTAAACCCATTTGTTATGGCAATTAATTGGTCTGCACTTGATTTGGAATCTTGTCCAGCAATTGCTCCCATAACCGTTGCTGATTGAATTAATTTTAATGTTTCTTCTTGAGTATGACCTGCCCTTAAAAATTCCTCTGCCGATTTCATAACTTCACCAGTTGTAGAATGAAGTTGGGTTGCTAAATCTGCATATGCTTTTGTCATTTCCATTACAGAATCTCTTGTAATACCAGTTATCATGGAAATATTTGTCATAGATTTGTCAAGCGTGTTAATGAATGTGAATCCCTCTTTAATTTTTGTGAGGGTTCCAAAAATCAAACCTCCAACAATTGTCCACTGTGCCATTTTTACTGCGTTATTTAATAAATCAGACCCAAAATTATGTGATGCTGATCTTGCCTCATTTAGACCTGCTCTCATATTATTGGTAGCAGACGTTACTTGAGCAGATTGTGTTCTAAATTCATTTATATCAGTAGCATTACTTAGTGACCCAGAAGAAGCATTGATTGCACTTATTTGAGATTGTACGGCAGGAGTTTGAGACAACCTACCGAATTGACTTTGAATGTTTCTCATTGCCAATTGATTTCTTTCTTGAAAAAGTGCAATTTGTCTTTGTAGTTCTACATTTTCTAATCTCGTGTTTTCTATATCTCTAGCTGAGACAAAATTAATATTTGTTTCAGACCTCATGCTTGCCATCAAAGTTTTTAACGATTCTAATTGATTAAATGCCTCTGGCCCAACAGTAATTGCACTTAATTTTTCTTGAAGTAAAGTCATTTGTTCCTCAGTTAATTTAACGGAAGACGCTCCTGCTCTAACTTCAGCAAAGAGTAAATTATATTTTTCAGTTGTACTCTGTATTGCTAATGATTGTTTTTGTTGAACAGTATAAGTTTTTTCTATTTCAGTTGCTAATTGATTATAAGTAGCAACCTCATTCTTTAAAACTTGAACACTTTCCATAGAATAATTAGAATGATTCAATCCATCTATTTTATTTATTAAACCTTGAGATTCAGCGGATAATTCAGGCATGAACCTCATTTTACTCATAGACTGAGATAAAGATAATTGAGTCGCTTTTATCTCATCCAACATCATTTTCTCTTCTTTGAGTTTATTCACTACCTGAGTAATAGCACTGACTTGATTACTAATATCTTGTTTATCAACAGCAGTAGAGTTTTGATTCAGTCCCATAATACTATTAGTAGCAGTTTGAACCATTGGCTTAACTTCTGGGATATTCTTGAATTTCTCCATAGTTTGAAGTAATCTAAGTTGAGACGCTTCTAATCTATCAACAGAATTTTTTTGTTGATCTAAATTTTGAGACACTTTTGTAGAATTGGCATATTCTCCTGTTTTAGCATTTAGGGTTTGGATACTTCTTGTTAAATCTCCTATCCCCTTGCTAGTCTCTATAGCTTTTGTCTTAAATTTAGTTAAATCTTCTCCAAAAGTTGTAATTACTCTAGTTATATTACCCTCTGCATTAATTACTATTGGTTTACTGGCTTCTTTTGTAATAGTCTGCATTTTTTCCATTAGGGTATTCAGAGCAACATTGTCTGTGGTAACTTTGAGTGTTAATGGTTTTCCTTCTACCTGAGTACGAATGTTTTTTATGCTTTCTAATATCGTTGCTTCTGAACTTTTATCTAATATTGCTTGTATATTAATTTGAATCATATCCGACATTAATCTAATCAACTCCTCTACATTAAAAATAGAGGGTGATTGCCCTCTGATTATATTACGCTTATTCCCTCTTTGATTAGCCCCTTAATTAATATGTCTCTCGCTTTTCCTGACTCTAAATCTTGTTTAGTCTTTTCAATAAATTTCCTTGGTTTAAGATAATCAGAAGAGCCATAATAATCATATTCCCCATATCCATTACCATCACCATATTCAATTAATCCTGCTAATTCAAATGGAGGTTTACCGTGAGGGTTATAATCTGGATTACTCATGGTATTATTATCAACGGACAACACGACCATATTTCCTCCAGAAATAACATCATGGCTCATATTATTAATATCTGACAACCCACCATTATCTTCTCGTCTCATATATTCCTTTGGAGTATACTCATAGACAACTTCTTTTACATTCTCTGATTCTAATTGTTTAACTTCTAATGCTACTGTAGTTGACATTGCTTTTTGAACCTTTAAAAGTAAATACGCTTCTAATTGTTTAATACTATCAAATTTAGGCATTTAAAGTTGCCTCCTTATGCCTTTGTCTTTCTTGGTGTTGGTGTTGGAGTTTTTTTGGATGGTTTAGTAGACTTGTTAAAATTGGCAAGGATACTAGGGATGCCCTTCATTAACTCCCCTAATTCTCCTTGTGCTGGAAGTTTTAAGGCAATTTTATTTAATACTTGACTTAAAATAGATGCAACACTATTATTAATCTCAATCTCTTGTTTAATTTTATCCTCTAAGATATGATTGAAATCATCAAGATCACATTTCAATTCTACAAACTCAATAATTTTATGCTCCTTACAAAAGTCATAAAACTCAATTGCTAATACTGAATCAATATTATTCTCTGCATCATACAAATCTTCAAATTCAATATCTGTATAATTGGCTAAGAGATACAAAGATTTAAATAAAGATTTAAGAGTGAAATCTACTTTTATAAACCCATTTTCATCTTTGTTAAGGCAAATTGCAATAATATTATCAACTATATTTTGTTGAGATGCTAGGGGTACATAATTAAAGTTAATAAGACTAATAAAGTTAGTATTACCTGATTGGATTTGTTCTTTTAAATCTTTGAATTTCATAAAAATTTAATCTCCTTTAATAATTAATTATTATTTTTAGCATTGACATATTTTATAATATATGTAAATATAGTTATATAAACATAAGATAAAAAGGGAGTTGAGTGATATGATGATTAATTTAGCAATTGGAAGTTATTTTTTATCTATACTATCTATATTAATGGGACTTGTTAAGATGTTTGTGTATAAAAATGGCACTGCTATTGAGAATTCTGTTAATGCATATGTGGGTAGTGACGCTGCAAACTATGGTATTAATGCGTCTTTATCAACGGCATGGTTTGTTCTAGCTATTTTATTTGTATTAATTGGATTTACATTTATCTTTGTTCATTTTCAGAAGGAGAAGTAAGATTAATTAAATTTAAAAATATAAAAAGGAACTAGATTTGATTTCTAGTCCCTTTTTATTTTAAGTTGATATAAAATCATTGTTGTAATACTAATTCAATAGGCGGCACTTCCATTTTTGAATTTATATTCTTACTCTTTAGAGCATTATCTAATATAGTTTCAATATTATCAAAATCCCAATAAGGTATTCTCAAAAGACGAATATTGTTATTTTTACAGTATTCATCTTTAATTTTATCATGTTTTTGTATCTGAATTAATTTATTATTCATTTTTTCTTTATTTTTACTAAATCTAGCTGGAAAATAGTGTTGCTCTCCATCATATTCAATTAAAAATAATAAATTATTATCTTTTTTTAATACAACAAAATCAAATGGTAAAGGTCTTCTATTTCTGCAATCTTTAATTCTAAACTGCTCTTTAAAATTTACATTATATATTTTTAAGTAATTTCTAATTACCTTTTCACCTTTTGATGAGTTACATTCAGGGCATCCTGTTGCATTGCCATCTTTTCTATTCCTTTCATAAATTGTCGCCTTCCATTCATAATCGCAATCTTTACATATCCACCACGCATATTGACTTGAACTAGGAGTATATTCAGATGGTAATATATCATTATTTTTGTAATTCCATTCCTTACATAGTTCAGGATTATCCGATAATAAATTATAATCATCGCTCGATCTGCGATGAGTTGGGCAACAAAATGGACAACCACTGTTTACATTAGTTCTACTATTCGGGCTTGCTTCCCATTCATGTTTGGGATTATTTAAACACTGCCACCAAACTTTCTTATCGTATCCTATAGTTACATTGTAGGGAGTTAAGCCTTTATTTAAAACTGGATGCCAACTAGATGATACATCAGGTCTTTTAGTAGCTAAACAATTTGATAACCCTATTTGAACTCCTGCACAAAAAGGACAATTATTACCTTGAACGATGTTCTTCCATTTTGATTCAAACACCTCTGCACAATCATCCTTCAAACACTTCCATTGGAGTTTTTCATCGTTTCCATTATATATATCACTTAATAATTTATATGATTTATTATTCAAAATGCACCATAATTTTATGTTTTCAATTGTATATATATTGGATATATGGAATTTAGATAATTTCTTTTGTTGTATATTATTTAAATTTTGACTATATAAATAACCATCTTCATCCTTAAATGTTAAATCAGTATGATTATTTTCATATGTCTCACTTACCAGTTCTAATAGGAAATTCTGTAGCACTAACCACAGTTTTATATTTTGTATTGTGTAAGTATTCGATTTGTGGAACCTTTGCGGTTCACCATTTTGTAAATCATGCAAAGTGGTTAGATAAAGATACCCATCAGCATCCTTTAATATCATCTTATCGTTACTTGCTGAATATTTTTCACTTAATAATTCATATGGTTTATTGTTTAGCTTTAGCCATAATTTAATGTTTTGTAACGTATATGGATTAGATTTATAAAATTTCTTTAAAACTTTTGCATTCTTTATTTCATGAAATGTATTATAATAAAAATATCCTTTACTATCTTTGAATATTAACTTACTAGCACCATTTATATATTCTTTGCTTACTAATGCACAGTCCATACCACTTAAAAATCTTCTTACTTCCTCAATTGTGAACTTTATATTATTTTTACCCATAATTCTTTCCACCTCCGATATTTCTACTCCCCTTACCCTTAACCATTACCAAAATCTATATAATTACAGAGAGAAGTGGCTGGAGTATGCCAATCAGGCTCATGACTTCCTGATCTTTCCCTCTGTAAAACTAACAAAATTAAACCATCTTCTTCATCAAGCCATCATATTTCCTATAAATATCCTTAACCGATTTTCTAGACTTTCCAATACAACCCTTTTTAACATCTTTCCATTCAACAGATAAATTATAGTCATATGATAAATGAATATTATCCAAATGCTCTTTTTCACTAACTTCGATAACTTCCCAAGTCAAATTATCGAAATTAGATATAGCATTTAATTCTCTTAATTTCATAACCTTCAGTTCGGCATTCTCTCTTATTAGATTACCAGAGATTGCAAACTCATCTGAAATGTAAGCCCATTTCCAATCTGATTTTTCTTCCATAGAGCAAATTTTAATTCTTCCCTCGGAGCACCCATTGGAATCCTTAATGATAAAAATGTTTCCCATTATGTAATCCCCTCTACTAGCAAATGTTAAGGCTGATTTAACTACCTTACATTTACTATTATAGAGGAGAGTGAACCAGAAGTCAATAGTAATATGAACAATAGTTTAGAAAATATACTACCAAAAGTTCATTTACTTAATGGTATAATAAATATCATTGTTATCTTTATTATCATAAACATGTATTTCAAATAGATCAGTTATTTGACACTCTAATACTATTGCAAATCTTGCATAGACGTTCATCATCATATCGTCACCTTTGAAAATCTGATACATTCTGGATTTTGATATCCCAACCTGATCAGCAATCCAAGTTTTCGTTGAACCTCTAAGATGTTGGTATTCATTCACTCTTTGTTCTATTTTATTGACGATTTCAAATTTAAACATATTATCATCACTCCGTTCAATACTATTATTGATTCCCATTATACTATAAACCATGCTCTTAACAAAAGGTAAATAGTGTAATGAACTTATCGTTAATAGTATTGTAACATATGAGTGATTATAAGTAAAGATAACATTATATATTATTTGTATAGTGAAGGATTTAATCCTAATTCCCACCCTCTAAGCCACGCAAATCCCAAGCACTAATAAGTTTACCTCTAATGAATTTGAATTGATTTTAGGTGTGTTTTAGTGAATGTGGTAATTTGAAAGTGGTGTGGGAGTAGGGTTTGAGGGAGGGGGATTTATGAATGTTTAGAAGGAAGGTATGATTATTTTACAAATCATCTAATCCTTTTTGCTCTACTTTTTTCATACCATCTTCGTTAAAATACTTACCTAATTCATCATCAACTTCTGTGTCATCATATAGATCCACCATTGAAATATTCTCCCATCCAACTATGTCTTTAATTATAGATGCTGGAATATTACTTTTGCACATAGAAGTTGTGAAGAAGTGGCGACATGAATGCCAGTAAAAATCTATACCTAATATTTTAGAAAATGATTCAGCATAACTATCAACAGAAGTTACTAGCAAAGGTTGCCATTCTCCTGCTCTTTTATTAGCGAATAATTCATCACAAGTAATTCCCAATTCTTCCCGTTGTTTCATCCACAAATCAAAGTAAGGTTTGAATTGAGCAACAATTACATATTTATTTATGAACTTCCCGATACCCCTACCTTTAGTTTTTATTTTTTCAGGTGTCTTATATAGAGAACCATAGATTATATTTTGTTCTGTAAAGTATGAAACCTTGAACCTAAGTAGTTCACTTTTCCTTGAACCAGAATTAAGTGCAAGAGACAAAACACAAGCTTTTTGGTATTGCTTGTTTTCTACAAGATAATTTAATAATCTTTCTATCTGCTCATCTTCTAAGACAGTCTTCTCTCTAACCTCTTGTTTTGGAGGGCTGGGAATCTTATTAATAATTGGCTTGTAATTTTCATAGAGATCGTCCATCATATTTTCAATAAAATTAGATAAACTACTTAATACTGCTTTCCTTCGTCTAATCCTATTTGAACTTAATTCTAAGTCTGATATTAAATGGCTTTGGTATTTCATTACATCTCTTTTAGTAAAATCAATGAAGAATTTATTATCATTGTTCTGTAAATTCCAAACGAAAAACAAATCGAGGTCACTTTTATATGCAGATATAGTTGTGGTTGCTTTACCAGTGGCTTTAAGATATTCAACAAACTCTTTTGATAATTCTTTATTTTCTTTAGATATTTGAGCAATTAATTCAGGAGATGTTTGCATTTCTTTACGGGTTTTTCTAGGGATATTAATCACCATCCTATTTATATTATTTTACCTTAGTTTTATCTTTAAGTAATTTCTTTGCTTTCTTCCTATCTCTTTGACCTTTTTCAATAATGCTATATTCTTTCCACCCTCCGTCAAGAGTGCAATGTCCAATCCAACGATAATCAATTTCAGGAAATTTATAGTGGAATAGCTTTTTTTTGAGCTTGGCTACTGGGTCCACCATTCCTCCTTTGACATCCCAGACTATAACTGATTTATCAAAATAAGTCAGAACATAATCTGCAACATAATTGATAGCGAGAATATTCTTATCGTTATATTTATATTTTTGTTGTAATTCATATTTAATTTGCCTTTTGCAGTCTATAATTGAGCCATCTGCTAATCCTATTTCAATAACTTCTTTGTAGAATTTTAACTCTAGCAAACTGTCGTATTTTATTCCTTTATATGTACGCTTGAGTTTACCTGCATCAGATAAATCTACATGAAATTTACTATACTTTTTCTTAGCTACTTTAAACACTCCCTGTATTCATTTATTTTGTGACACAACAAAAAACACCTCCAAAAAAAAGAGATGTACTTTAATCAATCGCAAATATTTATTTAACTAACCTTAACCAATAATTCACTCATACTCAAATCAGCAGGACTAACAATAATATCCTTAAACTCAGGTAATAAATCTATTCCTGCGTAAAGATAAGCCATATATGCAAACTGTGAGCAGATAAGTTTATTTTTCACAACTGGAATATGTAAACCTAATTCTTTATGTAATAACTCTGCAAATATTTCTTCATAATTATATTTAGTGGATATTTTTAAGAGAATGAATTCATGTAGTTTATCTATTTGTTCTGGAGTTAATTCTTCTTTATATCTGTAGATGTCATACCCGCTAGGCAAATCCTGTAGATGAGTTATCATAATTCCTTTATCTAATGCTTCTGCTAAGTGAAAATCTTCATTAAGGGAGATAGCACAATGGGAATATTGAGAATGAGTTACAGATTCTATTAGTTTTGCTATTATAGATGTTCCTTTATATAAGAGAATATCATATGGTTGAATTTGCATGAAGGTTAGGACTCCTTTCTTGTTGTTATTTATTATTTTTCGTATAGTTTTGATGATTATAAAAAGGGATAAAAAAAAGAGAGGAAGAGAAGATTTTATGCTTCTGTCCTCTCTTTTTAGTTGGTTATATAACAATATGAGATGTATAGTCGCATATTTATTTTCATAGTGATGGCTAGAAGGCTTATGCTCCTTACAATAACCAAATATATTATATTACATAGTATTCAATAAATCATTCTTTGATACCCTATGCAACTTTCCAAATTCGTAATCTTTTTCATATTGTGATGTTATTACTTTTGAACTATCCACATCAAATTTAATCCATGAGTGTCCTGCTTCTAAATAGTCTTTTGCTTCCTCAATCATTTTTAAAATAATATCATCTGACGGTATATAATCTTTAATAGATACTAATCTAATCATTTTCCATCCAAGATTTTTAAGAAAATAATTCCTTTTAATTTGTTTATCATCAAATTTAGTCTGAGTTATCTGGCCCAATTTTACATTTAGATCATGTCCTCCACCGTCATATTCAACATATATATTATCTTCTAATTTTATGTCTAGGTTGTAACTCCCAACTGGATAATTTAGTTCTCCTCCAAATAAATTATGTAAATATATTTGTTGCTTTGATACTGGAGTTGTACTATGTAAATATAATGTTTTAGCTTTTTTTATCATAACTTTCTCTGTTATACCTTTAATATGATGAGGGTGGTCTACTCCGTATCTTTTAAGCATTGTCACCTTGTATTTTTCTTGGATAGATAGGTCTTGAAAAACATTTTCACACCCATATCTTTCTACGTTTGTCTGTTTTAGTTTCTCATATATTTCAGAGTTCTGCAGTGGACTCTCTACACCATAACGTTCTTTATTAGTTTTTCTAATTTTATCTTTTATTACCTCTGATCCAAAAGGATTTTCAGTACCAAATTTTTCAATATTGGTTTTTATTTGTTTTTGCTTAATTTCATCAATTTGCCAGATGTTATCAACATTATATTTATTTTTTATAGTTTCATTATATTTAGGTCCCCTACATTCTTGGCATGCATCTTTACTATTAAATTCATTATTTTTTAATTGTAAATAAGAACTATATTTTCTAGGAAATGTTCCTCCACAGTAATCGCAACCAACTTCCACCAATGTTTGACTATATTGTGGCAGATCCTCAACACTGACTACAATATCATCTTTCCATTTAGTAAAAGTATACCCCTTACCTGTATAATATTCTCTGTTTTTAGAATTCCATTTTACAACCGCTGTTTTACTTACCAACATATTTTTCTCTCCTTTTCTGAATAAGGACATGGGAAAGAGACTACAATATCAGAATTATGTAGCCCCTTTTATTACTCAATTCAATCTTGCAATACTGAATTAAAACCATATATTATTTATTTAACTAATGTCTTTATAGGTAAATAACTCAATGTATTTACGTCTTCTAAATCTCCAACATATTCTACATTAATGCTTCTACCAATAAATGCAGACTTATGCTCAACATAATAACCTATTTCATCAATAGGTAAATCAAGTGGAACAGCCATTCTCCATCCATTGACCATGATTACAATAGAATCATCGTATGCATCAATTATTCCAGTATTAAAAGATTTTGTTTCTACGTCCTTAGCCACTACTTTATCCTCCTTTAAAAAGAGGTAGCAGTAAACTACCTCACAATATTATATATTAGTTAAATCAGACAATTAAAGCCTCATCGAACACATCTAAATACCACATATCGGTAGATGTTGCACTCTTCAAGATTTCTACAGGAAGTGACAATGTGCTCGGATCTCCCTCTGCTTTAAAGTCCATCTTCCAAGTTTCCTCAAATTTTCCGTTCGGAATAACAATTTGTGCAGCAAAATCCGCTTTAGTATACTCGTCACGAACGAGAACTTCAACAATAATTTTGAATGAAGCACCAAATTTATCGGAAGAAATTTTAATTCTTGATGCGGTTGCATCTGTAGTCATTTTGTAATAAACACGGAACATAGTGGAATCAGGCTCTGCACCAGCAAAAAATGTCAATACTTTCCCTGCAAGTGAAAATAGTTTTAATCCAGTCGTTGGAACTCCCAAGGTATACTCCGCACCATTTGTACCATCCGCATTTAGTTTATAAACACTAACAATTGCTCCTGTTGGTGTTTTAGAAAGAGTAATTGTATTAGAAGTAACCGCTAAGTCATCAATTTGTTGAACAGCAACCGCACCAGAAGAGATTGCATTACCAGTCAACATTGCTAAAGCTTGTTTGTCAAAGATAGCATCTTCAAAAGTGATCTTTGCTGTCTTATCAGACGAAAATCCGACAAGTTTCGCGTTTCCTCGACCACCTTTGCTATAAACTGTGGTTCCTGACGTTTCTACGCCTGAAGTTTTCAATGTCTTGAGTGTTACGATTGCCTTACCTGTGGTGAGATCATAAAAAGTTGCTTCTCCGCAGTCACGGATTGCAAAACGATTTGGTGAAGCCATTATTAATTCCTTCTTTCTTTTTAAGTATTAGATATGTATTTTTTAATCCAAGAAATTTTCTTGGGATTAAGCGTTTTGCCATCTATGTTTCCAGAATATAAACCAGTCATAGTATTGTTATAATTATCAACTATCTCTAAACGATAGTAAGCATCATATAATTGGTAAATAGTTAAATCAAAAACATTAAAGATATTAGTATTTGTTGATTTCCAAGCAACTCCACTTATAATACTATTTAAGTCAACATCCTCTTCTTTATGGAGATTTGCATATACTTCATTTTTCTTTTTAATCTTCTCTATAATTGCTCTTGCTCTATCATTAGCAGGATTATATTCTGGTTCTTTTTCGATATTGATATTGTACATTTTCCTAAATATCTCAATTACTTTATCAGAATTATCTCTATTTAAAAAAGCCAATTCTCCACCACTAACAAAAGCAAAACTTTGATTATCAGGAACAAAAAAAATCTCATCATAATTTAAGAAAGTCTTTAAAAACTCCAATAAAGAATTTATTAATTGTTCATGAGAAATATACAAATCATAATTCAACAATTTATTATATTCATATTCTGGAATATCCTCTTTGAATTTACTTTTATCAAATCCAAGAATACTCAATGTTTGAATATATTTATCGAACCCTAAATCATCGACAATATATGCTAATGTTAAAGGTTTTATTTTTATGCCATCAACTACAATGGTAGACCCTTTTAGGAGTTTAAGTTCTAGCTCTGCATTACTGCACATATAGCAACATCCTCAATTAAAGTCACATATTTTGTAACTAACTCGATACCCAGAATAACTAGCATTTGCCCATGTTATATTACCACTAACAAACTGCATCTTGCCCATGCCAATTCCATTAACTGAATTAAACAATGTATCAATCTCTTTCATAATAGCAAAAGGGCGGAGCATCCCATCCATTCTCCATAAAGAACTATGACACAAAATTATAAATGTTAGCTGACTATTCTTGAAAGCAGGATTGTCCTTACCTATTTGAAAATTATCAAACATAATATTAATTTGTGAAGTAGCTACAGAATCAACTTCTGGGGTAAATGGATATGGGTAAATCTTGTCAAATAATAAAGAAGAAGTATCAGCAATGTCAACTTCAGAAAGTGGACTATTTGAGGTATAATTTAATAGTTTACATAGATTTTGATTATCAATCATTTTTAACAAAACTGTCATGATATTTGAGTCCAATTCATCAAATCTGCTCATTTGTCCACCTCCTAAAATAAGCCAACAATCTTGATTTCTTTCTCTGTGTAATTTGTATCATCAGAAACTAAAGTAGAGCGTAGTTTTACATACTTGCCAACATAACTAGAATTACTAGTTGCTGTAACAGTACAATCAAATCCATTGATAATAATAGTGGCATATATGTTACTTGTTCCATCTGAATTAACTAAACTATAAGTACAGTTTTGATTAAATACTTCTACTCCATTATTCAAGAAGTGCGAAGTACATATTAAACTTCTGCTTATTTTTAATGTAGAATCAGAAGGGGTAATTGCTATACTATAATTATTACTTACCGTCATATCACCATGAATAGAAATACTAGCACTCATAGTTCCAAAAGTAGCTGTAATAACTGAATCTCCAGTACCTATTGCAGTTATTAATCCAGTTGTACTAACAGTGGCAACATTCAAATGATCAGAAGAATATGTAACTCTTGAATTATCAACAATTATGCCATTCTCTTTGCATTGAATATTTAATTGTAAGGTAGCATTGGAATAAAGTAGATTTGCCGAAGCACCATTTAGGATATAGATTTCTTGTATAGGTTGATGTGAAAAATAATTTGCTATTTGAAGTATCAAATTATCATCATCACAAATCAAATCTTCTTTTACCCTAACATCAATCAATCCTTTTGTACTTATAGGATCAGTACCTCGCACGATATACGCTCCACCATTAAGAATAAATCTAGTACCAACAATAATACTCAATCCATCAGTACTGCTAGGAATCGTGATAATATATTCATCACTAGCCAAACTAATAAATTTATCCACACTCAAATTTATATTCCCCTTGCCAATAATGCACGGAATATCACATAAAAGCGTGTTTTCATTGGGGTTTGTAGGAGGATAGAAGAGGAGGGAATTGTTGGTTCTTGAAACTAAGCATGAGCAAGATGTTGGAGTCGTATTTGTTTCAGTACATATCCAAACATAATTACCAAATTCAAAGATATCACCAATCTTTATTACTTGATTAGCATCCTTAAATATAACCTTTTGATAAGAATCAGGATTCATTGTTAATGTTTTACGATTAAAGAAACTACTAACCCTATAGGTTAAATTCACTCCATTAAGTTTACCATTAACTAATGTCGAAGCATTATCAAATTCATCATCTGCTAATGCTTGAGAATCATCTTTATATCCTTGCATAGGAGAAGAAGGAGCATAATTTAAATATACATTATAATATTTAAGTGTCATTCTCAATCTCCTCCTTTATTTTATTAATGACATTTATGCACTCAAACACAATACGTCTTATTTGTATATGAGATAAATCATTTTCAGTAATAGAATTAATTTTAATTATTAAATCAATCAATATTCCATCAAACAATGAATTTGCAGATTTAATATCAATCATTAATCTTTGAACATATGTTTTAGCAATGTTATTATCTTGTTCGGATAAGGGAAGTATTTTAAAAACACGATCAATTAAATGAGTCAAGAATATATCTTTCTCTTTATTAATCATATTAGAAACTACCATTAGCCCATGCAGACCAAGGGGTATTTTTAATACCATATTGAAGCATGTCTTGACTAATAATTTCTCTCATTCTATTGCTATATTCTACTTTTTCTTTAAGATTTTGACCTTCCGCGTAGTGCTTAAAGTCTGAATCATTCAAGTGTAAATTAAATTGTGTTACATCATTAATCTCTTTTCCTAACCACTTTAACACCATAATCTTAGAAACAATTGTTTTCTCCCTTAGATTTAAGTTGCTATTAAAAGTACCTAGAGATAAATCGAAATCCTCTAAATCCTTTACGCAATTATCAAAATCAGGTATAGCCAACATTAAAAATCCTTCAAGATAGATAGTCAACTCAGAGGAAACTAATCTATTAAGTTTATAATCCTTAATCTCCATGAGAAAAAGGTCATAGATTTCTTCAAATGAGGTGTTCGACATTTAATCACCCCTGACTTATTTGCGGTTGTTTATATCCTTCAGACATGTCAACAATATTCTTGCCATACATTTTACTTATTGCATCGACTTTGTTTAAATCTACTTCTTCATCATTTGCAATTTTACGAGCAATGATAGAAGCAATTTGTTCTTTCTGCATATCCGTAGAATTCTCAAATAATTCATTCATCTCTTGACGATTATAATCCAAAATTCCATCAATAATATCTTTAGAGAGAAGTTTTTGATAGGATTCTGATAAACCGTGATTTGAAATTACATTATCGTCACAAATATAGAATAAACCCATTTCTGCAAATCTAATTTGATAATGCAGAACTTCTGATAAATCTGAGTAAATTATATTCTTTGTTTCTCCATATTTAGAAAATGTGTATGGTTTACCTTGCCCATGCTGATCCGTAGTCAAAACTAATACTCCATCAAAAAGAGAAATAACTTTAATTCTTTTATTTGGATTAACTTCTGTATATTCTTCTTGAATAGGTTGCAATACTACTGGATCGACTACAACCTTTTCCTTGACTACTTCTTTTTTCTTTGAAGCAACTAAAGATTTTACTAAATCTTTAAGTTCATTCAACTCAGATTCTAAATCCTCATAAGACTTAGGTTTAGGTTGTTCTGCAACGACTTTTTTTACTGTTGTTGCTTTCTTAGGTGGTTTAACCGCCATAGTATATCTTCCTTTCATTCCTTAGAAAATAATAGGAGACAGAAAACCATCTCCTATTATTTATAATGTTTATAGTAATATTAAGGGAGGGTAATAACTCCACCAATTGAATTAGTAGCAACAATCGCTGTCCAATTCTTTTTGAGTGTAGTAGTTTGAGTAAGGTTAGCATTGTCATAGACACCAGTTGCTTGTGCAGTAGTTGAACCTTCTAAGCACATTTTAACAATCTTTTGACTAGAAGGACTTACTACATAAATCCTTTTGTTGTCAAGAAGCATATTGAATGGATTAGTCCAATCTGCAACTTGTGGGAGAACTAAAGCGTCATAGTTAAATGCCGTTTGAACATAACCTAATTTTACAAAATCCGAGTCAAGAGTATATCTGAAGTTAGCGTTCGTAGGCAATATTGCACTTAATGCAATTTGAGTTCCCAAGAATACTGCTTTCGCACCTTGGTTATAAGCAGTAACGGTTTGTGCAAGATTTACAGCAGCGTCTTGCGTATATCCAGCAACCCTCAGATTACCAGCACCAGTAGCAAGATTACCCATAGCGGTATTAAATGCATTGTAAGCGTCTACTGTCATTTGGGTTTCGATAGAACGAACAGCTTTCAAAACAAAATCAGCTAAGTTTTCTTCTCCTGCGAGTACACGATATAAACTAACTTGAACTGTAATATCATGCTCTTCAGGAATAGCAGTTACAACACCATCAAATTGTTTATGAACTTCAGAAGTTCTTTTACCTTTTCCTGCTTTAGAAACAACAAATAGGTCACGAGGTTTAACTGTAAATTTAAAGGAATCACCATAACCACCTGTGCGAATATCGCTGTAGATTCCCATAGAGTCAACCAATGTTTCAGGTAGAATCATGTCGATCATAGCATCAATAACTGCAAAAGAAGCCCAGTTATATGTAGGATGACTAGCCCATACTTCAGGTTTAAATTCGCTCATATTGCCAATACCAGATACACGCGAAATTTCACCTAGCAATGCTTTGTGCATTTTAGCACCCTTTTCTTCAAACGAAACAGTATTATCAAATTGAACAACCTTATTGCCATTAATGGATTTATATTGGTTAAAATAGTCTCTGAATGCCTCATAAACTTCGGTCTTTCCTTGTGAGAAAGCCATTACATTAGCTGGAATTTTCATATTATTAAATCCTCCTTATTTTTTATATTTTATTAGTTTGCAGTTGCAGCGAAAGCGAGTGCGAATTGAGCATTTGTAGCTACAGCGAAAGTATTAGCTCCGATTACTCCAGTGATTCCATCAGCAGAAATAGTCAGTACATCTCCAACTTGTGGTTTAAATGCACTAAATACAGTTCCTGTGATATTTACGAAGTCGCGAACGTCTGCGTCAATACCTTTGAATTTCTTTCCACTTGCAGTAACAATTGTTACAACTTCTGGTTCGTAAGCCATGAAGAGTCCACCTGATGCTTCTGCTACTTCAAATTTATAAGCAGTTACGCGTTGAGTACCAATGCTACCATCAGCAATAGAAATATAGGTTGTTGCAAGTAATTTAAGAGATAGTTTCAATGCTCCTGTTGCAGGTTGAAGAACATTCCATACCTCAGATTGTCCTGCCGTTGCAGATTGACCATTCAGATTGAAGACATTACCGTTTTGGATGTCTGCCGTAGCAATTACACTTCTATTTAGAGCGTCGATATGCGTAGCAGTAACTGCGTTTTGAATTAAGATTGCATTACTCATTATTTGTTGCCTCATTTCTTTTTATTTTTGTATCTATATATATTTAATAATCCAAGTAAAACTATTTGACATATTGGATTAAATCTTATCCCACAAACTATTGGATTCTTTTTTAGCTACGTTATTAAATGGAAGTCCAACTCTGATAAACCCTTCACTAGTCTTACCCTTAGAAAAACTAAATGCCTCTGCTTTAACTTTATTAACCCAAATATTCACGTTTTCAGCAGAGAAACTTTTTGCTTCTTCACGCAATTCTTCCATTTTTTCGGATGGCATTGACTCCATAACTTCTGAAAGGGTATATTCAATCACAGATAACATTTCTTTCTCTTGAATATCTGATTTGAATTTCTTGAGTTGTTCATTTTCAGACATGTAAACTGCCATTTTTTCTTCTGACGCACTCATTTTCATAGTCATTTCAGACATTT